CTAAACAGCAAGCGTAATCCAACCCTGACCGCGCTCATCCTTGTATTGTTCACTCATAGCATCCGTTTTATGGCCCAGAAGTGTTTTCACATTTATACCCTGTGCTTCATAGAGACGTGACGATAAAGAACGCTGTTCATGAAACGAAGGAGGAGTGCTTCCTTTAGGGAAAGTTAAACCTGATTTTACTCTAGCTTCCAGGAATACGCGGCTGAGGCTATTCACATCAATCTTTTCCCCAGCTTTGTTAGATGCGTGATTACGCTGACTGTGGAGCATGTACTTACTGACTACTCGATCCCGGCATCTTGAAATGATCTCACCGAGGGTTAAATCAATTGCTTCGCACTTCAGTGTTAGCGGGAGAGCAAGACGAACCCCTGTCTTCGACTGAATAATGTGCAGATATCCATCCCAAACATCACTGAATTTCATTTCAACGAGATCCCCACGCCGCTGGCCAGTTACTAAGGCTAACAGCATTGAATTTTGTGCGAATGGGGCTAGGCCAGATGCATGGTCATATATTTTCTGCCACTGTTCGAAGGTAAGCCTTGATCGCGACACTTTGTTTTTAGGGTTACGTACTGCGAGCGCTGGGTTATATCCAGCAGGAACTTCACCAGCATGTTGGGCTTCTTTAAATACATCAATCCAGACCGCCCGCAATAGCTGTGCCATTCTTACTTTTCCTGCCGCTTTGTACTCATCTATAATAGTTGCCAACATTTTGGTATCGACATCCTGCAGCCGTAGATTTGGCATTCTTAAAGAGAGTGTATTAGAGCAATTTTTCCGGCTTTTATATGTGGGTTTTCTTATTTCACCGTTGTCCATTCTATCCTGTTGAACGAGCATGTACCTGTTTACCCAGTTTTTAACTCTGACCCCTGGTTCACGTTTTGCTTGAGCCTTTATAGCCATATCAACCAGAAGATAAGACTGTGTATTTTCTTGCTCTGATAAAATACGGTTCATCTCTTCTGCGGCCGACTTTGCCGCGTCCTCGTCAGTTCCAAACCCAACAAAAACTCCTGTAATGGGATGACGATATTGCCAGTATGTTTTGCTATTGCGCTTATCAAGCTTGCAATAAAGGTTAGGGGTGGAAATATTATGTTTACGGGGTCTTGCAGCCATTGAGTGCTTTCTCCACTAATGAGCGGGCATTGGGTGGCAAATGGTTTGATATTTCTACGCGACCCACCATGCCTATAAATTTTGCCTCTTCATCTACTACCCATCGGCGACCTTGTTTCACTGCTGGTGGATAAGTTTGCTTAGTTTTAGCAATACGATGAAGAGCCGCCATTCCTGGGGGATTCTTAAAACCATTTGGCCCTGCGGCCCAGTCTGATAAAGAAACTAATTGGCCCATGCTATTACTCCATAAAGCCCGACTGCGCCCGGGCGCAATGAATTACAAATTGGTGCTGGTGGCAAGTATTAACTTCTGCCAGATAGCAGACACGTATTTAGCCTGATGTGTCGCATCGGCCAGCGCATTGTGTTTATCACCTTCAATCAGGATATCGTCACGTGGGTTAATACCCACCGCTTTGCCCAACTCAACAATTGTGCGGACATCGCGATCATTCCTGAAATTCCACGGACAAAAAATGGCAGTACGAAGGTATGCCTGTCGGAGTATTACATTGTCAAATGAAGCACCATTACCCCATACCTGAACACTGTCCCGACCATTGGCAGAGTTTTCGCTGATAAAATCATTCAACTGCAGTAATACATCATCAAGCGGAAGAACTTCATCAACGAGAAGGGCCGAGCGAGCTTCAGAGGATTGCTTCATCCACCAAAGTATCGTTCCTGCGTCAGGTATTCCACCGAACTCCATGGCCGATTCCAGGCATATGACTTTGTAAAAATGCGCACCGATATGACCTGTTGCAGGGTTGAAGAATACTGCACCGATAGAAACAATCGGAGCGTCAGGATTGATTCCCATCGTTTCCGTATCCACCATCATGTGGGTGTATAACTTTCTTGTAGGTTCATCAATATGATGACCGGATTCATAATTTGGAGGGGCTGTCTGCTCGCTAATGCCAGAATGATTTTCAGTTGGCACATTTGCTGTTTTGCCCATTTTTATTTCAGTTTCAACCTCGCTTTCACCCCCTCGAGTTTCTTGCCTCCACACATCAGAATTGCTCTCTGCAGCCTGAGTTTCTTCTTTTTCGGCTTCATTTGAGTCGGCATTATTTTCAGTTGTTTTGTTCGGTTGCTCTCCCATCAAACCTTCAATTGAAAACACACCTTTGCCAAGGCTCTTTACATCAGGGTTATCTAAAGTGTTGGCCACATCGTGTTGAACCTCTTCCGAAGCTGCGTCATTACTGGTTTCATCGGTTGTGTTCAATGCTGTTGAACGCATAGCAATCGCCACAGTTTCAGCATCAGGATTTGCGTGATTTGTTTCGGTCAGCTTCGAGTTAATCCACGCCTGGTGGGTACCTGGCATCATGTGGACGTTTGGAGCGGCGCTGCGAATGACGGCAAAGATAGCAGCGCGGGAATAATCCAGAATGCCAGGGCAATTGCGCAGCTTACGTGACCACTCTTTCCATGGAGATTCTTTGGCGGCAACCATTTCTTTGGCACGACGTAAAATGGCTTGCTCGAAATCGTAAATATTGAAATCAAAAGGCAGCAGTGCGAGAGCAACCTCGATATCAAGGGTATCCAGAGAGTGAACCATATCTGGGTTACGGTCAGTCTGATTGCCACCACCGGCATTGGTGCCAGCGTCAGTGCGCTGAACCGACGTAATGCGATTGCCGTTAGTCCACTCACGTACCAGAATTCCACGATCAATATGCTCGGTAGATGCCCAGAGCTTTGTGAACTGTATGAAAAGGTTCAGTTCGTGTCGTTTTTCCATGGGAAACACGGTTTTGATAGCATCGGTATATTTCCACAATTGTGCTGTGCTGAAACTCTGCAGTTCGGGCGTGTTGCTGGCAGTCAGCAGCAGGTTCTGGACGTAGCTGTCGTCGGTATCCAGTGACATGACCATAATCTGGACGCGCTGCGCATGCTTGATGTGATGTCTGGTGGCGTCAGAGGTAAACTGTGAAAGCAGTCTTCTACTGAAATTCATTTCTGCGACTGGGTACTCTGTATTGTCATCGTCGTTAGCATCAACAACCAGATCTATATCCACTGACGTCGCATCAGATACATCGTTTGTTTCTGCCAGAGTTTCTACGGTTGTAGATGTTTCTGGAAGAGTGGGGAGGGTATCAACAACGTTAGTCGTTACATTGGCTGCATCAGTGGTCGCTGTACCAACAACAATTTTCTGCCAGGTCTTATCATTTTCTGCCAGCTCGTAGCGGTCGCACCATGTAGCATCCAGTTCACTCTCTTCTGGCAAATCGTCGAAAACTGGCATATCAGTGCGAACCGGTAATTGATAGTTAGCGCCGCGACCAGTTTCTATTCCTGAATCTTCAAGGATGTTCATGACCTCACGGTCAGCGCGAGAATCGGATTTACTTTCAAACCAAACGAATAGATTCGGCTTTCCGGATCTCTTCCGGCTTTTAATCAGATATGCGTACATCATTGCGTTTACGCTCCTTTGGGTAATAGAATCCCCGAGCCATTGATAGCGCCCATTGGGTAGTTACTTTGGTATTTCAGATTTCCAGCGTGCTTTGGTCGGTACCGCTGGACGTAGAGCCCGCTTCGGCGGGTTTTTGCGTTACTGCGACTTTGTTTTTGTTGGATCGCCTTTCTGGGCGAGCACATAACAAACCTTACGAACTACTACCATCAGCACTGGTAGCTTTACTGCCTGCTGCTTTGCTGGCTTACGCATTAAATCGAACATATCAATCCCCTTTGCCGTCTTCCCGGCTGCCAGAACGGTGCTAAACCTGCTGCGCGTTAATTTCTCCACCTCATCCCGATCTTCGTATGCGTCGGGCCGCTACTTCGTGGGCATCCTGCCTGAGTGGTTCGTTGCTGCGTGTTGATAGGATAAGGCTACAAATAAATTTGTCAGTCGTCAATGTATAATTGATATGAAATTAATCAGTGATTGATTTTATTGAGGTGAGGGTGCTTTTGGGGACGAAAAAAAAACCGCATTAAGCGGCTTTAATTAGTGGGTAGGCAATTTTTTCAGAGGGGAGGGTCAATCTTTCTTCGGCGTAAGAATTCTGCCATAAACGCATCTAGTTCTTCCAGCCTAGCTTTGGCGAGGTCTATAAAACGTTCTTGTTCAGACTCTGGAAGTTGATCAAACACTTCTAAAAGGGCTTTCTGCTTTTGATTCAATACTGTCTTGCTGGCAGTAATGGAAGCTATTTGTTCTTCTTCCTCATCAGTCATAAAGAACCAATACAGTGGTTTTCCAAGAGCTTGAGGAAATAACGCTAATTTTTCGGTGCGTGGAAAAATTCCGGAGTTACACCAGTTGCTGACGGTTTGCGAGTTCACACCTATGCGACGGCCAAGCTCGGATTGAGAAATACCGGCTTCATCAATAGCCCTCTGCAGCCTTTCTTCGAAGTTCATATTCTTTTCCAAATCTAACCAGTAACCAAGCATACAAAGATTCTTTTCAGTTGTGTCTGATTAATTTTCTTGACACTGATATGTTTTATATCAATGATGTGATACAAAATTAAGGAGGACACATGCAAGAAACTATTCAACAGAAAATCATATCTCTTTGCGGCAGCCAATCTGAGCTGGCGAGGCGATTGGGTAAAAACTCCCAGACAGTATCTGTCTGGTTTCGAACCCAAGTCGCTAGCACCGAGGTCATAAATGCAAGTCGTGCTCTTGAGTGGCAAGTCACTCCCCACGAACTGCGCCCTGATCTCTATCCAAACCCAACTGATGGCCTTCCAAGTCAACAAGCATAGCCATCCATTCACTTAATCAATATGGGAAGTTTCAACTATGGAGAACGCAATCGCACGCAAGTTAGAACCCCCAATTCTCAATCCAGTTGAGATTGAGAGTGTTTTGCTCACCCGGCTTTCATCGGTTGGGCAAAAGGCTTACGCGGAACATATGGGGATCAGCGAATCGACAGTGAGTCGTCGTAAGGCGGATGGGCATTTTACAGCCTTGGCGAAGGAGCTTGCTTTCCTGGGAATTCAGGCCGCACCACCTGAAGCTGTTCTGGTATCGCGGGAATATCTGGCTTCTGTTGAAACTCTGGCTGATATCGGACTTAAAGCCGAAAGAGCCAGGCCTGGGCCGCTTGGGTGGGATTGATACATGAGATTAATCAACAGAAGGGAGAAAGCCGCGGTGCTCGAACACCAACGGCTTTCTAGTGCAATAACGGGTAGCAATTGCGAGGCCAGTATGCCGAGTAAATCAACAAGTGTAAATAATCAGGAGGTAACGCGTGAGCATGACGCTTATGGCAAAAGCAATGGGGGTCAAAGTGGGCAATTCACTGCGTAAATTAGTTCTCCTGAAACTGGCGGATAATGCCAACGACAAAGGTGAATGCTGGCCGTCTTATCAGCACATCGCGGATCAATGTGAGTGTAGCAAGTCTGCTGTTCGCAATCATATTGATGCACTTGAAGAAATGGGACTCCTTGAACGTGAAAACCGTCTCGGTAACAACAACGGAAAAGGTAACACTTCGAATGTGTATTACCTGAACCTTGACCAGCCCCCTATGCCATATGGTGACACAGGGGTATGTCATCAGATGGCATCCCCTGTGTTATCTGATGCTACACCCCCTATGCCACCAGATGGCACCAGAACCAGTCACTCTTTTGAACCAGTCATTGAACCTGAAACTCCAAACAGCACTGGCGGGAATTTCATCAGTCCGGCTGCAAGAAAACATCTCGGAATTTCGGTGGATGGGAAAATCCCGTTCCCTCCCAAATTTAGCCCTAACGACGAGCACAGGCAGATTGCAAATCAGCGTGGTGCAGATATCGATTCTGAGTTGTCGAGTTTCCGCGATCACTACATGGCAAGAGGAATTTATCTGCTGGACTGGAATGCAGCGTTTAACGTCTGGCTACGAAACTCACGACAGACTTACTCGCAAAAACCAAAAACACGGTTGACGGAAATTCTTCCTGCCACCAGCGACATCCCACCAGGGTTCCGAGGCTAATGATGAAAACTTCAACTGATTTAATCGGGCGCTTACGGAATCTCATGCCTGCGCATGTACAACCGAAATTCCAAAGTGCCGCAGAGCTGATGGCATGGCATCAGGAACAAAGCGATCTCGAATCGGCGCGTATTCGCCGTGATAACGAGCAAACCAAAGTGCGTGGTGTTCTGGGGCGTTCAGGCATATGCAAATTACATCGCAAGTGTACGTTTTCGAATTATCACGTCGGGAATGTTGAACAGCAACGAGCATTGAGCCACGCCAAAAGCTATGCCCAGTGGTTCGGGAATGGGTTTGCGAGTTTTGTGTTTAGTGGAAACCCAGGTACCGGTAAAAACCATTTAGCAGCGGCAATCGGTAATGAACTGATGGCAAAAGGCAAAACAGTTCTGGTTGTTACTGTTCCTGACCTGATGTTACGTGTCAGGGCTTGTTATGACAGTGGGAAATCTGAATCTGACCTACTTGACGGCCTGTGTGCCGTTGACCTGCTTGTACTCGATGAGGTGGGGGTTCAACGTGAGACGAAAAGTGAATTTGTCCTTTTGAACCAGATTATCGATCGCCGACTGTCATCCATGAGACCTGTGGGCATTCTGACGAATCTTAACTCGAATCAAATGGCTGACTTATTAGGGGCGCGGGTAATGGATCGTCTGACCATGGATAACGGGATGTGGGTGGCATTCACCTGGGGAAGTTACCGCAGCAATGTGAAGAGTTTTGAAGGGGGAAGCTTCTGATGGTTACAGCAAATACAGCTCAGGCAATCATCAGTTTTCTTGAGGGTAAAGAAGCAATGCTTCCTGCAATATCAGCGGCTATCCACATGGAACCACGTCAGTGTTCAAATTTGCTCGGGGTCATGTTGCGCGCAGGAACACTGACCCGCACAGGATACATGCGACGTTATGTTTATTCGTTATCTCCGGACCGAACTGACCCCACTACGGTTTATCAAGTTCGCCTGAGTATTGTTCGAGAAAAGCTGGCAACTGTTCTACGCCTGACGCTCAAGGATATTCGGAAATTGATTAACGAGTCAGACTGGATGGCGAGGGCTTTTCTTGATGAAGCCCTCAAGAATGGCGATATCTACAAGCACAGCAAACAAGGGTACTTCCTGAATTTTGCCAGTTACGAAAAGTACATTGAGATTGCTACTGAGAAACGGTTGCAAAAGCGCCGTGCGAATGGCGCTGCATATCGGGAAGCGCAGCGTGCACTCAGAGCAGGAAATCAGGCTGTAGACGCAATGATCAAACCAATTGAAATCAATATCGTTTTCGAAGAATGTCGCCAAAACTGGCAGGGCTATCAGGTACACAAAATTTTTGGGAGTCGATAGTAAAAGAACAAAAAAACAATTGTATTCTTGCATAGTAGCCGGTCCAGGATAACCCTAAGACTAAAAGTTATAAAAAGTATCTTGGTGAGCAATATCTGCTAAATTGGTAGTCTAGCATTCACAGAAATGTTACGTATAATTGATACTTAAGGATGGTGGAGTAATCATTTTTTTCATACGATAAGCATTTTTAGGTTTACTTAAGTTTGTTGAAATTATCAAAAGGACTATGTATGGCACAAATAGAATGTATGTCTTTCCCAATCGAATCTTTTATAATGAGAGGTGTTTATGGTTATAAAACACTGACCATGAACATGAAAGGTAGGACGACTATATTTGTTTCTGAAAATGGGTCGGGTAAAACGACGATATTAAATGCTCTGAACTATCTTCTCAAGGGGGAGTATTATAAGTTGCATGGTATTTCTTTTGACGAGATAGAAGTAAAAATTTCCAACAGAGATGGTTCTTTTATAATAAAAAAAGATTCAATCAAAGAAACTCCTCTGGAAATGCAAAATATTATCACATCCACTTTGGAGTTAATGGATGATGACATTTGGGATGACCATTCAATACATGATGTACTACAAAGTATTAAAGGTCATGTAACGGGTTCTTCAATTAGAGATGATAGTGTTATTAATAGGTTGTGGGCTGAGTCTTCTTGTGAAATGAATGATTTTTTGGAAAGACTTGAAGAGCTTAAGAATAATACTGATGTATTTTCCTTTAAAAATAGTGTTGAGTTAAGTGAGTTGTCTAATTGCCTATCTGGCTATGAAGTGATTTATTTACCAACCTACCGAAGAGTCGAAAAATCATTTGATGTTGAAAATAAAATAGATTCTCGCAGAAGAGGCATGTCAAGACGTAGTAATGCAAAATTTCATAACCAAGATAAAATATCGTTTGGGTTACGAGACGTTGAAGAAACACTCAGTTCAATAACACTTGATATTGAACGTCAATCTAGTGCTGGATATAGAGAACTTAGCGCAACAATGTTAGACGATCTCATTCGTTATCAGCATAAGATAAAAGATGCTGAAAAGTATGTTTTACCAGAAATTGGAGATTTGGCAAGGTTTCTCAGTCGTATTGATAAACCTCAATCATCTAATATAAATACAGGCCCAGTCCCTGAAAAAACAGCCCCCCTTATCCAAGCTCTACGAGAGTTATATGCCAAAGATAGAATTAAAGATAATGAATATCTAAATTATTTCCTTTCTCAGTTGAATCCTATAATTCAGGATACTAAGGAGCAAGAGTCCAAAATAGAAACATTTGTTGCCATATGTAATAAGTATTTAAAAAGTGCTGGTGACTCGAAATTTTTAACATTTGATCAATCTAAATTAGTAGTTGTCGTATATGATGATTTTTCAGGTGAACGAATTGCTTTAAATGATCTTTCATCGGGTGAGAAACAGGTTATTTCTCTTATGTCTATTCTTTATTTGTACGATAATAATAATAAAATAATATTAATAGATGAGCCTGAATTATCCTTGTCATTGCCATGGCAAAAACTACTACTCCCTGATGTGGATCAATGTAATACAGTCTCTCAAGTTATAGCAATTACACACTCTCCATTTATATTTGATAATCAACTTTCCGCAAATGCTACTGCTATGCGAGTTACAAAGAAACTATAAAAATAATTTTGGAGCAGCAATGTCAGATTCTAATTTTGATTTGTTGGGTAGTCTTATAAATGCACAGTCAACAAAAGATTCACTTATGCAATCCGTATTGATGTCACTATCATCATGCGATAGAGTAGTTGTTTTTGAGGGCCATACTGATTATCAAGTATATGATGAGTGGTTGAAACATGACGAGATATATAAATCATCCGAACATATTTGCGCCAAAGGTAAATCTCAGCTTATAGAATTATACAAACATTCAAAAGATATTTGTCATAGTGATATAATTAATGGGTGTAAATTTTTTGTTGACCAAGATTATGACCTTGATTCATATAATGATAATTGCATAGCCACACTTGAATGTTACTCTGTCGAAAATTTTTTGGTAAATGATTTCTCAATTGAGAGTGTTTTAAAGGATGAGTTTCAACTTGATGCACGTAGGTTGCATGAAAGGAAAAAAATCTTAAATCAATTTAGAGAGGATTTGTCCGTTTTCAATGAATTAGCAAAGGGAGCATGTTTGCCGTTGTTTGTTATGCATAATGTTGACGGCAAGGCATTGTTTTATAAAAGAATATCTGATTTGATTATTATTGAGTATGGAAATGTTAGACTTTCGCACGATGCCCTTGAAAAAATACCAGAGATTCAAAATACATTGAATGCTAATGAACTGAAAGAGTACTTTTCCAACTTGCCATATATAAGGTGTATTAGAGGGAAGTATCATTTTGAGTTTGTTAAAAAATGGCTTGAGAGTCTACGGGGGTTAATTAACGGCACAGGCTTTATGAATCTAGCGAGAGTAACTAAAGATCCGGCCCAAATGGAGATGCGGAGATTTGCTAGTGCTACACCAGTGCCAGCACAGCTTGTAAATTCTGCTTTGCTAGCAGAATATTAGTTTATTTTGATCAAGATTTTGTTTTGTAAACCATCAATTTAAATAAGGCGTATGTTAATTTTTTTGGCCTTGTCGAAATGATTATTCATCATGCTAGGTGTCAGCCTGAACAACTGACACCAGGACATTCGCGCCACAGAGAACACCATGGCGCAAGAAAACACGGGCACATTCAGTTATAAACTCAGAAGGCTGTATGGGGTTTTGTTTCTGATATTGCTGGTTTTTCAGGTCATTATTACCAATGCTGTTTTCTTTCTCATAGAATTCGGCTTTATGTTGGAAGCACAATTGCACAGGTTTTCGGCCTTGTCTTATGTGTCACCAAGTCGATTTTTTGACATAACTTCAGGTATAGGATCTTCGAAAGCCCTCACTACTATGTGGGGGCTTTTTTATTTGGGCTATAACTGCGCGGGATTCCAGCGGCTTTTTAATATCTGCATGCTGAAGGTTTATGCCGCTTGGTTCATAACCACCTGATAACAGTGAAAAACAAAACCAAAGTCCCTTCATGGTCTTTTTAATTGCATTGCTCAAAAATAGTGTTAATAATGACTGTATATTTATACAGTGGTGCAATTCAGGAGGAACTATGAAAGTAGAAGTGACTATCGACCGAACAAAAAAACTGCCCAATGGAGCGCTCCCCGCTCTGCAAGAAGAATTGAGCAAGCGACTGTCCCGCCGTTATGAAGATTGCAGCCTCACAATTCGCCAGGCTGGTTCCGATGGCCTGTCTGTCACAGGTGTAGAGAAAGACGACAAAAAGATAGTTGAGGAAATCCTGCAAGATACCTGGGAAAGCGCTGACGACTGGTTTGGCGGTTACTAATTAGCGGTTTCATTCAGTTTTTTCAGGGATTAGTTAGGTGCAAGGGGGTTGATGTGTTTGTACAAGAAGAATTACCAGAGACAGGTTACGCGGTTATACGCTGCCACGATTATGCTGTGGTGGCGAAATTCGGGAGCTTCCCGGATGGTGGCCGCGCCCTGATGTATCGTCGTGGTGACGAGATATCCTTTGTCCCCCTTCATCCGGATGACATTGTAGGCACACCAACGCTGTTTACTCAAATGTTAGAAAAAGCTGGCTACCGAATTACTCATTGCTTTGATACACTTCAAATGTAGGCTTGAACAACCTACGCCTGCTGCGCCACGGAGAAAACCATGGCGCAAATATACTATCAATTAGAACTCTCTCGCCTGACGTTATCCAACGCCAGAGACTTTTTGCATTCAGCGTTTGCCCGAGGGGGTAACGCATGAGCTTCCCGAAAGAGGGCATTCGCCTTCACCAGACTAACTTCGATGTCATTGGTCAGCAACTTCAACCGCTTTTAGCTGGTGGTGATTGCTATCGCCTGATACTCAAGCCATGGCGTGATAAACGCAGCCTTCCACAGAACGCTTTAAGTCATATGTGGTACGGGGAAATCAGCGAGTACCTGATTCGTTCGGGACGCGCTGATGCGACTCCTGAGTGGGTAAAGCGCAATTTCAAAAAAACCTATCTCGGATGCGTTGAAGTCACCTACACAGATTTCATCACTGGTGAAAAAACCACGACATGGGAAGCGAGGCACACTTCTGATTTAGGTACCGGAGAAATGCATCAATTCCTGCGCCAGATCGAGATGTGGTGTGCGCAGTTCGGCCTTCTTCTCACTATTCCGCGGGGCTGCGAGTATCAGCAGCTACGCGAGCAGTCGAATCAGTGAGGTGAGCATGGCTAAGCAACCTCGTCGCAAATGCAAAGTATGCCGTGAGTGGTTTCATCCATCGCGTAATGAGCAAATCGTCTGCTCTTATGAATGCGCCAGCAGCCATGGCAAGGCGGTGAATGATGCAGCAAAGGCTGAGGCTCAACGGAGGGCCAAACAGCAGCAGCGTAAGAAAGATAAAGAGGGGCGAAGGCTTCGGGCAGAGCGTCGTCTGGCAGTTCAACCTCTTAACTACTTTAAACGGCAGGCTCAGCAGGCTTTCAATGAATATATCCGATACCGCGACAAGGGATTGCCGTGTATCAGTTGCGGTCGATTCCATGACGGCCAGTATCATGCGGGACATTTCCGTACTACCGGTTCAAATCCAGAATTGCGATTCAACGAGGACAATTGCCATCGGCAATGCGCCCCTTGCAATAACCACTTGTCTGGCAACCTGACAGCTTATCGCCCGGCACTCATAGCCAAGATAGGGCAAACGCGTTTTGACGAACTCATGGGGCCGCACGAACTACCGAATTGGAAGCGCGAAGATTACATCCTGATCCGGGGTAACTACCGGGCCAAACTGAAAGAACTTAAACAGCAGGAGGTGGCATGATTAATCCCTCAGAGATTGGTAAACCAGGCGAGGTGGCTCGGTTGCATACATTAGAAAGCATCTGGATTCAGGGGAAGCTTCGCATGTGGGGGCGCTGGTCATTCATTGGTGGAGGTAGTGGTGGCAATATGTTTAACCAACTCCTGGCAACAAAGACGTTAACTAAAACAGCTATCAATGAAGCACTTCGCCGCATGAAGAAGTCGGGCATTACTAAGCCGGAACTGGAAGAGTTTTTGAAGGATATTCTGAGCGGGAAAAACAAAAGCAACCTGGCATTCTGTACTGACGAGGAAGCGCTGAAGATTGATGGTGTGATTGGCGCAGTTCTGAAGTCTCAGGGGTATGGCCATTTTGTCGGATATTTAAATGACCGCTATCAGCGCCGCATGAGTAAAAAGGCCATGGCGCGGGATCTACACTACAAACACCCTGAATGGTGTCTGAGAACCTGTGAAACCCGTATTGATGTCTGGTTGAATTTAGCAGAATCGATGCTGTACGCCCCAATGTGTGATGCATTCGACACAAATAGCATCAGATTTAGCTTGCATCATTGCGCGGAAACTGTTTGAATCGTGCTAAGCTCGGGACGTAAAAACGAACTGAGCACACCTTGTCAGCGAAAACGCTATTAGTTGAGCAACAAGAGTGAGAACATAACCCGCTTAGTGCGGGTTTTATTTTTTCAAGTCCAAGTATTACATATCTTTTACAACTTCCACGACTTATCACGGTGCGGTTCCAGGGTAGAATAGGTTCATCTGAACTTTGTACGTCTGAGGCATTGATGCTAACACTTGATGAGATCGGTCAATCTGTTCGAAATAATATTCAATTAGTTATTGATAATTACGGACTTCCGTTAGCTGTTGGCCCTATAAGTGATGATGACTACAAAGTGTTATCTGGTGGTTTTGGGGACTTAGAGTGGGACTACGTGCTTTCCACCCACGGTAACTCGCCCGATCGCTATGAGTTTTGCATAAAATTGCTGAACCAGGGGGTAATGGAAGGTGTTCCTTCGGGTGCTGCGCTATGTATCTTCAGGGTTGAAGAGTATGTATTTAGCATCCATATGATAGAAAGCTTCGTAAAAGATGATGCGGAACACCCATTAAAAGGGCGCATGGTCCTAATCACTTTAATGAGTGCGTATCTCTTTTGTATGGCCGTAGAATGCCCAACGGTACGAATCGTTGAGCCCGTACCTGAGTTACATGGTTTCTATGAGGGTTTTGGATTTCGTTTGCTGCCTTGTGGGTATGTTATGGAAGCGAATACCTCTGATATTGAAGATGTGTTCAATAAATTCGCTCAATTAAGCTAGACGGGATCCCGTTGCAGGTTGTACGATGTGGCACGCTTACCTTAAAGGTAATGCTGAATTGTCAAACACAGACGGCAATCTGAAGTTGATAATACTGATTGGTATACTCAATTGGTAATGGGTAGTGGTAACTACTACTCTTAAGTTGAAGGTTAGAGACAACGTCTATAGTCTCCGAGGTATTTATGAAAGCTCAAAAAGCAACCAAGCCAGAAGTTAAATTCGACACTATGAAAGCATTCGCAGGTATGGGTGCTGCTGTTGAAGTACTGATGAAGGCTGCGCCTAATGCGTTTACCCATGCTACCGTTTCGGGTAAAGAACAGCAGGGTAAGCCGCGTCGTCGTAAGGCAGCATGAACCTAGCTGGTGCTTTTTGTAACCCGCCACTTGGCGGGTTTTTGCATTTATGGGTTTTGAAAAAGTGGACAAGCCATAAAAGGAGTCACGGAAGCTGGCGTGTACACGGCGATATGTAGCAACGTAATAAGCAGGTTAGGTTCAACCTGAAAAATTACACATGCTATTCTTTCATTATCAAAAGCTACAGAGACACAGATGATGGAAGAGGGTTATTACTGGATTCAATTTGAAGGGCAGGTACAGATAGCTCGTTACTTCAGTCAGAACGCTGAAGACTTCGAAACGGGTGAGAGGGTAAGCGGTGGTTGGGAGCTATTCGGCGTACTACGTGACATTATCCACACGAGTGCGGTCGAGGTTTTAAGTCCCCGATTGCAACCACCAACATAATGGGCGCCAGCTCAAACGCTTAAACATTGAAGTCTCGTACTCTCCGGGACTTTTTAATCTCTGCTTATCTGTTAATTATCGAAGCATCGGCACAAACAAACATCCCTTAGATGCTATTCTCAAGTCATTGCTTGCTTAGAGATACAGCTGATGAACGAAGGCTATTACTGGATACAGTATGCAGGGCAAGTCAGAATTGCATACTTTGTAAAAACAGATGTTGAAGATTTGGATACTGGCAAAATGCTACCAGGTTATTGGGTATCCTTGCATGGCGATCGGGACATTGACCATAGTCCGGATATTGAAGTATTAAGTGCGCGACTGGAGCAGCCATCGAGTTAGGCAACCTGGTATCTTGCCAACTGACAGGGTAAGAATAACTAGAGTTTTCAGAAATTCTACGAATTTCAATTTTTCGCATACCCTATTTAATTTACACGCTCACCACGTCTCACTTATTCTCTGCGCCCGTTGCGGCACTCGCCTCAAGGATTAGCACAATCCGCCATTAGCTCGTCAGGAAGAGCAAGCGACCATTTATGTTGTAGGGAGCGGGGTTCGAGACCTCGATGGCGGTCCATATTAAAGCTTTTCAGTCTGCGATGATGGGTTTCCCCGGAGTGACTGGAAAGCGCATTCGCATGAGCGCTGGTGGATTTCACAGAATCGCACTATCGAACCTGTCGGCCGCACCCGCCAGCGCTCAGCCGAATGCAATAAACAACCCGTCTTTACGGGTTTTTTTATGTCAGAAGTTTAATAAATACGCTTCCACTCCGGTATACAAACCTTTCAGCTTGCTGCTTTATCGAACCAGAGTTATCTGTGTGTCACACCAATTATTAAGGGTAAAAGACATGCTAAAACAGCAAGGTATGACATATACCGCCAGAATTCTTTACAGCTGCCTAAGTAACCAAAACTGGAAATCGGTTGAGTATCTGGCAAACCTCATGCGCATAAGTGTGGGACGTTGCCAGTTGATACTGACTCAGTTGGTTATGGCTGGGTTAGCGGTAGAGGATACTGGCGGAGAGAACTTTAAACGCTGCCATTAGATGGCAATTCTTGTTGTGAAAATGGGCGGCTGGTGGGTGTTGTAGCACTCATCCAGCCATTCGCTCATGCTATAAGGTCACAAGCGAACCGAGGCCCACCGCTTTAGCGCTAAAGCACAGTGAGCCTATCAGAGACCCGCTAACTGATCTATGAAAAATACTGTAAATTTAAACAGTGTTGAGTTGTTCAACGCTGATTGCCTTCATGTTCTCGCTTCCCTTCCTGATAATTCCGTCGACCTTATCGTTACCGATCCGCCTTATTTCAGGGTGAAGCCAGACGGCTGGGATAACCAATGGCGGGGGGATGCTGATTATCTTTCGTGGCTCGATACGTGCCTGGCTGAGTTCTGGCGGGTAATGAAACCCAACGGAAGCATCTACCTGTTCAGTGGCCATCGGTTGGCGGCTGATATTGAGTTACTGATGCGTCATCGGTTCAATGTACTGAACCACATCATCTGGGCGAAACCTTCCGGACGGTGGAATGGGTGTAATAAGGAAAGCCTTCGCGCTTACTTCCCGGCAACTGAACGCATTCTGTTTGCAGAGCATTACCCTGGACCATACAAACCGGATAGTTACGCCGAGCAATGCAACCATACCAAACAGCACGTTCTGGCTCCGCTGATTGATTACTTCCGCAATGCACGCGCAGCTCTGGGGGTGACGTCAAAACAGATGGCGGATGCCACGGGTAAGAAGAACATGGTTTCGCACTGGTTCGGTGCCAGCCAGTGGCAATTGCCGAATGAGGCTGATTACCTGAAGCTTCAGGCGCTTTTCAGCCAGATCGCGATAACCAAACATCAGAGCAACGAGCTGGAGAAACCACACCACCAGCTGGTGGAAACCTGGCAGTCGTTAAACCGGAAATATTCTGATCTTCTGGATGAGTTCAAAGCGCTTCGTCGTCCATTCGCTGTTTCTGTTTCGGTTTCGTACACCGATGTATGGACGCACAAACCCGTTCAGTTTTATCCCGGCAAGCATCCTTGTGAAAAACCAGCTGACATGCTGAGGCAGATTATCAACGCCAGCAGCAAACCCGGCGATGTGGTTGCCGACTTCTTTATGGGGTCTGGTTCAACAATCAAAGCAGCGAAAGAACTTGGGCGTCGTGCAATAGGTGTCGAGCTGGATGCTGAAAGGTTTGCTCAAACGAAAGAAGAGATCGAGCGGTAAGCCTGGTTGGTTGATATTCAGCAGAGTAAGTCTGAAACAATCGAAAACAGGTAAAGAGGAAAGGTAAATAAAAAAGCCAGATACCGGGGGGGCGGATATCTGGCTTAAAGGAGAAACCCAATCATTACTAATCTAATACGCTAAAGTCAGCGAGTTAACTGACAAGCTCAGTATATGCAAAGCACGCTAATTATGAGTTGTTATGTTAATTCTAATAAATCGAATTTAACATCCGTTCCAATGGCTGCCTCGTGGCGGCCTTTTATTTCTGGAGGGCCGAGTGTCCGAACCTATTTCCGGCACTGCGGCGGCTCATGTTGCAGTGACTACAGTGACGTTCGCAGGACTATGGGCCAACACTGATGCCGGGGTTATTCTCGGCGCGTTTGCTGGTGCGACGCTGTATGTGCTGACATCGAGAAACCTGCGCTGGTGGGAAAAGCTGTTATTTGGTCTGGCTTCATTCTTATGTGGGCTTATTGGCGCGAAGTATATGACCGCCATTCTTAACGCCACACTGAGCTCCACGCTGGGGAAGTTAGCGCCAGGCACTGAGGCCATTCCCATCCCTGAATCGGTCGGCGCGCTGGTGGCAGCTGCGGTCATGATTACTTTTGTCCTTATGTACAAATCACGGCTGGAGAAGCGAGCAGCTGCTGAGGAGGGGAAATGACAATTGATCTGGCAAATATCTGGCTACAGGCGAATGCTGTTATTGCGATGCTGATTGTCATTGTTATCGCGTCATACCAGCGCCGCAACTCCCGACATAAACCATTTTATTCTTTCATTGCCTGGCTGGCGATGATTGCTCTCATCTCAATACCTATCCGCGTCTGGGTTGGTAATTACGATATAGCGGACCGTTCTGAAGTCATTGTTAACTTCATCCTTCTGCTGGTGATGCTGAACTCGAGAGGGAATATCACAGGGCGGAGATAAAAAGAAATCCCGACGATGCGACTCCGCAACACCGGGATGAATTCAAACACAGCAGTAAATATCTTTTTTATAGACACACCATTCATATGTAATACAGAAAGCAAAAACTCACAATCTAATGCTTTTGCATTATTAACATTATTTTAACTTTGTGATAGCTGGAGCCATTTTGAACCAACAACAAATCCAGATGGCGGCTGATATAAGCGCCGGATTAGCTGCGCGCTGGTTTCAGCCGGTAGCTGCGGCAATGCGTGAATTCGGTATTACTGCACCCGTTGACCAGGCAATGTTTATTGCTCAGGTTGGGCATGAGTCAGGTGGTTTCACTGCGGTGGTAGAAAACCTGAATTACACCCCCGCTGCATTGGTGGCCACGTTCGGCAAACGCATCACGCAACAGCAAGCGGATGCATTGGGAAGAACGAAAGTACACGCAGCTCGCCAGGATGCTATCGCTAACCTCGTTTACTCTAACCGCCTCGGAAATAAATCAGCAGGAGACGGCTGGAAGTATCGCGGTCGTGGTTTGATTCAAATCACAGGTCTGGATAACTACCGCACCTGCGGCACAGCACTTAAGCTCGATCTGGTATCAACACCCGAACAACTGGAACAGGATCTGCAGGCGGCACGCTCGGCTGCGTGGTTCTTTACGGGTAAAGGCTGTTTGCTTCATTCAGGTGACGTCAAAGCGGTCACGCTCATCGTTAACGGCGGAACAAATGGCCTGGCAGACCGACAGGCTCGCTATAACAAGGCGAGGGCGGCGCTGGGAATATGACCGCAATAATTAAAGCGTTCTGGAAGCCACTGACGTTAATCGCGTTGGTGGCTTCTTTACTTTGGGGTGTTCAGCATTATCGCGGAAAATATCAAACCGAAGAAAAGCGCGCAGACGCGGCTCAAACGCTGGCAGATGGTCGGCAGGAGACTATTGACGATATGACCGTCCGGCAGCGGGATGTCGCTGCACTTGATGCGAAATACACCGGAGAACTGGAAAATGCCAAAGCGACGATTGAACAGTTGCAGCTTGATGTTGCTGCTGGCACTAAGCGGTTGCACCTTGCAGCCACCTGCTCAGGTGTGTCTTCAACCACCAGCCCCACCAGCGTGGATGATGCTTCAAGCCCCCGACTTACTGACGCCGCTCAACGGGATTATTTCACCCTCAGAGAGCGAATCGAAACCAGTAGCAAAATGATTGCCGGGATGCAGGATTACATCAGGCTGCAATGTTTCAGGCCAGGTATCCAAAGATAGCGGTGAAATGGATAAAAAATAACCCCGGTACAGGGGAAATCCTGAGTAGCCGGGGTGCATGAAATATTGCTAAATAGTCAATGTGCGCACTATGCATCTGATTTAAAACGCACTCAATTGAATTTAATGCATCGTCAGGAGTGGCGTAATTCATTCAATGGCTATTTATTATTAGATGACGAAAGCCAACGGTCAGAATAACGAGCAAAAAAAATCCCCGAACTGGTCGGGGATAAATGGCATTCTAGTTAGCTCTACTACTTTCTAATTTCACCTGCGGTAAAACCATATTATTTATACGTTCTTGTTGATACAGCCATCATCCTAAAATTTACTCAATGACAGATAAACTGTACTGCTGATTTATGCAGGTGGTTATTTTGCATCCACTGATTGCATAACCAGCGACATAACAATGTCAGTAAGCCAGATGTCTTCAGAAGCTAATGCCTGAACCAACTCCAATAGCCATGCCGCTGTTACCACCTGTTGCGCCAACGCCAACCCCACTGGAGCAGGACGCCAGAACAAAGATGAGGCAAACCAGACTCAATAATTTCATGTAATGCTCCTTCTTTTGTTCTCAACTTATCACAGTGACATCGCTGCACCATACGCGGCTGTCCGAAATGGGGCGCGGGTCCTCCCAGGCGCCTGCGCGCACTGAGGGGATGTATACCCGCAGGCTCCCGCTATTTACGAAAATTTCTGAGAAAGCTGGTTGTTGTTTAGTTGTTTCCCTCCAGCCATTGCGGTGCGCGGCTTTCGCAAAAAAACACACCAACCAGCCCCCTGAAAAGAGCACTTTCATGAGCATTTACCTCAACAAAAAGGACATGGCTGCCAGTCTGCATATTTCAGTGCAAGCCTTTGATAAATGGGGTGTTGAACCATCAGAAAGGCGGGGGCGAGAAGCGTTATACGACGTCCGAAGTGTGCTGAATAACCGGTTGTTGTATCAGGGCGATGCCCAAAAAAAAGAAAGTACCGGGGAAGAACTTGACGAGGACATCAAGTTCGAACGCCACCGTTTACTCAAAGCGCAGGCTGACGAACTGGAAAGAGAAAACGCCCGGAAAGAGGCATTACTGGTCGATACGGCATTTTGCACTTTCGTGTTGATTAAAATCACCGGGGAAGTGGCCAGCATTCTCGACACCATTCCTCTGGCTTATCAGCGGAAATTTCCGGGGCTGGAAAAACGGCACATTGACCACCTGAAAAATGAAATCATCAAGGCGCGTAATATCGCTGCCAAAACCGGAGACCTGGTTCCCTCTCTATTAAATGAATACCTCAACAGCACTGATAAATAACATCGGCGTCGCTGTTAACGATGGGCTGATCGGATTATTCAAACCCGAAGAGCTGACAGCCGTCGAATGGGTAGATGAGCATTACTATCTGCCAAAGGAAAATAACTATCAGGAAGGGCGGTGGGAAACCCTTCCATACCAGAAAGCCATTATTAATACGATGGGGTCGGACGATGTTCAACGCGTAAACCTGATTAAGTCCGCGCGTGTTGGTTATTCAAAAATGCTCTTCGGCGTGCAGGCTTATTTCATCGCCCACAAACAGCGAAGCATTATCACCTGGCTCCCGACAGACGATGATGCAAAAGACTTCATGAAAGTGGATGTGACGCCGACTATCCGCGACGTCCCTCCGTTACTGGCCCTCGCGCCCTGGTATGGCAAAAAGCACAAAGACAACACCATTACCCTGAAAAGTTTCAGTAACGGCAGAAGCCTGCGCTGCCTTGGGGGGAAGTCAGCCAAAAACTACCGCGCCAAATCTGTAGACGTGGTGGCGTTTGATGAGCTGTCATCGTTTGACAATGATATCGAAGGGGAAGGTTCCCCAATATCGCTGGGCGATAAACGTGTTGAAGGCTCTGTCTGGCCAAAAAGTATTCGTGGCTCCACGCCGAAAATCAAAGGTCAGTGCCAGATGGAGAAGGCGGCCAGTGAATCGCCACATATGATGCGTTTTCAAATCCGGTGCCCGCACTGCGAGCAGTATCAGCACCTAAAATTCGGCGAAAAAGACACTCCCTTTGGTTTCAAGTGGGACAGGGGTCAGCCGGAAAGCGTTTATTACCTTTGCGAGCATAACGGCTGCGTTATTCGCCAGCATGAGCTGGATTACACCGGTGCACGTTACGTATGCGATTACACCGGTATCCGGACTGAGGATGGTATTCGTTGGCTGAGTTCAGCCGGTTACGAAATCGCCCCTCCGAAAAATATCGCCTTTCATATCTGGACGGTTTACAGCCCGTTCACCACCTGGATAAAAATTGTGACTGAGTTTGAAGATGCCATTGGCGATACCGCCAAGATGAAGTCTTTTGTGAATACCACCCTCGGTGAGACCTGGACTGCAGAAGTCGGTGAACGCCCTGACGCTGAACTGATTGCGGAACGTAAAGAGACTTACGCCGCAGCGGTTCCTGAGCGCGCGGTGTACCTGACGGCGGGTATTGATTCACAGCTAGATCGTTACGAAATGCGTGTCTGGGGATGGGGGCCGGGCGAAGAGTCCTGGCTGATTGACCGCGTGATCATTATGGGGCGGCATGACAGCGAAGAAACGCTGGTGCGAGTGGATGAAGCCATTCACAAGCGTTATGTCCGCCAGAATGGTACCGAGATAGGGATCGCTCGCATCTGCTGGGACAGTGGCGGTATTGATCCGGATATCGTTTACAAGCGCTCACGAATGCATGGTTTGTTCCGGGTTATCCCGGTCAAAGGAGCATCCACCTACGGCAGACCGGTTGCGGATATGCCGCGAAAGAAAAACAAAAAGGGTGTTTATCTGACCGAAATCGGAACCGACACCGCGAAAGAGCAGATTTATCACCGCTACACCCTGGTACCTGTCAATGGAGAACCCTGTCCAGGCGCTGTCCACTTCCCGGACAATCCTGATGTATTTGACCTGAATGAAGCGCAGCAGTTAACAGCGGAGGAGCTGACTGAAAAAGAGGAAAAAGGGAAGACGCGGCTTCTGTGGGACAACAAAAAAAGGCGCAACGAAGCACTGGACTGTTTTGTGTACTCGCTCGCTGCCTGGCGTATCAGCAAGGCCCGCTTCCAGGTTGATCTCGATGAGCTACTGGCCAGCCAACAGGAGGATGCCGCTCAGCGCCGGGAAAATAACAACCTGAATGAGCTGGCAGAACTGGCCAAACAATTAGGAGGGGGATAATGGCGACAAGAGCCGAACTGGATGAAGCCCGACAGGCACTCCATCAACTTATGGTGGGTAAGCGTGTTGTCAGTATTCAAAAAGACGGGCGCAGGCTGGAATATACCAGCGTCAACGTAATCGACCTGAAAAAATACATCAAAGAGCTTGAAGATGCGCTGGGGCTTTCCGGGCGCAGGCCGCCTGCGAGGTTTTTCCTGTGAGTGCATTATTAGGACCTGACGGTACTACACCACTGCGTGAATATGCCGGTTACCACGGTGGAGGAAGCGGTTTTGGTGGACAACTGGCTGACTGGAATCCCTCGCTGGAAAGTGCTGATGCGGCGTTACTGCCCACGTTTGAACGGGGAAATGCGCGTGCCGAAGATCTTGTGCGTAATAACGGTTATGCCGCCAACGCCATTCAGTTACACCAGGATCACGTTGTTGGCGCATTTTTCCGTCTCAGTTACCGCCCGAACTGGCGCTATCTTGGTTTGAATGAGGCGGATGCGCGCGCGTTTGCTCGCGATGTGGAAGATGCCTGGTGGGAGTATGCCGAGGATGACCATTGCTACATCGATGTTGAGCGGAAACGCACCTTCACCATGATGATCCGCGAGGGGGTGGCCACGCATGCGTTTAATGGAGAGTTGTTTGTGCAATCCTGCTGGGAAAAGCGAAGCGCCCGGCTTTTTCGCACCCAGTTCAAGATGGTCAGCCCCAAGCGCATCAGTAATCCCGGTGGACGCTCCGACAACAAAAACCTGCGCGCAGGTGTGCAGATAAATGATGTTGGTGCTGCGATGGGTTATCACATCAGCAATGATGCCTATCCTTCATGGACGGCTCAAAACTGGACGTTCATTCCCCGTGAATTAGCCAGTGGTCGCCCGTCGATGATCCACATTTTTGAACCACTGGAGGATGGTCAGACGCGGGGGGCAAACCAGTTTTACAGCGTCATGGAGCAGATGAAAATGCTCGATACGCTGCAAAAAACTCAGCTGCAGAGTGCCATCGTGAAGGCGATGTACGCTCTGACCATTGAAAGCGAACTGGACAGTGAAAGCGCGATGGAATTTATGCTGGGCAGCGGTGAGGGGAGCAAAAGCAAATTCACCGATATGCTGAAAGTACTCAATACCTATTACGCCGCCTCGCCGGTCAAAATGAATGGTGTAAAAGCCTCGCATCTGGCACCTGGTGACTCCCTGAATCTGCTGACGGCGCAAAATGCCGATAACGGTTTTTCGACTTTTGAAGGGGCACTGCTGCGCAATATTGCTGCCGGCACTGGAGTGTCATACGAGCAATTGTCCCGCAACTACTCGCAACTGAGTTATTCCACCGCGCGCGCCAGTGCTAATGAGTCCTGGGCGTATTTCATGGGCCGCAGAAAATTTATCGCTGCTCGCATGGCCAGCCAGATGTTCCTGTGTTGGCTGGAGGAAGCGATTATACGTGGGGTGATCCGCCTGCCATCACGTGCGCGTTTTGCTTTTCAGGAGGCGCGTAACTCCTGGTCGAAGTGCGAATGGATAGGCTCCGGTCGTATGGCTATCGACGGCCTGAAAGAAGTCAGTGAGGCCGTCATGTTGATTGAAGCCGGTCTGAGCACCTTTGAAATCGAGTGTGCGAAACGCGGTCTGGATTATGAGGATGTTTTCGCCCAACAGGTACGGGAGATGCAAGCGCGCAAAGATGCAGGCCTGACACCACCTGCCTGGGCGGCCCAGGTATTCAGTCAGAATCTGAATCAATCCAGCAAGGAGGACGCAGATGCAAAAGCTACGTAATTTGCCCCACATTGCCAGTATGGCGTTTAACTCGCCGTTATTAATTGAACCCGCCTACGCGCGGGTTTTCTTTTGCGCGCTGGCCAGTCAGATGGGCATTGGCGGGGTGCGTGATACCGGGGGCGAACTCCTGACCGGAGAACAGATAACTGGTGAGCTGGCGATGTATGGAGATGAACGACCTACAGCCCGGAAAACGTATCAGGTATCAGATCGCATCGCCGTTATCCCGGTCAACGGAACACTGGTCAGCAAGGGAAGCTACCTCAGTAGTCTCTCGGGCATGACCGGCTATAACACCATTATCACCACGATGCGCCAGGCCATCAGCGATCCGGATGTAGACGGTATTCTGCTGGATATGGACACGCCAGGCGGCATGGTGGCAGGTGCGTTTGACTGTGCGGATAACATTGCCCGTTTGCGGGAAATCAAACCCATTTGGGCGCTGGCTAATGACATGAACTGCAGTGCCGGTCAGCTCATCGCCAGTGCGGCAAGTCGTCGTCTGGTCACGCAGACTGCCCGTACCGGCTCGATTGGTGTGCTGATGGCACATTACAACTATGCCGGTCAGCTTGAGCAGAAGGGGGTAGAGGTCACGCTGCTGCACAGCGGGGCGCACAAGGTGGACGGCAACCCCACAGAAAAGCTTCCCGATGATGTGCGTGATCGCATTCAGGCTCAAATTGATGCCACCCGACTGATGTTCGCTGAAAGCGTGGCAAAACACGGGTCCATGAGTATTGAACAAGTCCTGGCGACGGAGGCGGCGGTGTATTCCGGCGCTGAAGCGCTCGATGTCGGCCTGGCTGATGAGCTGGTCCTTAACACAGATGCTGTCGCGGTGATGCGTGACGCCATCGGCAGTAAACCAATAACACGTAACAACGGAGGCTCGATGTCGAATTCCACAACTTCCCCTTTGGTGACCAATCTTCAGGGTGATGAAGTCCTCACCACGTCCCAGCCGGAAGCCGGTGCGGTGATTACCGGTGAACAATTACAGTCCGCCGTGCTGGCTGAGAATCAACGCATTATGGGCATTCTGAATTGCGAGGAGGCAACAGGGCGCGAGTTGCAGGCGCAGGCACTGGCTGCCACACCGGGCATGAGCGTGGAGGATGCTCAGCGCATCATGGCGTCATCCGCCCAGAGTGCGCAGAGCCGTTCCGATACCGCGCTGGATGCGTTGATGGAAAATGCACCTGACGCCGTACAGGGTGGGATGGGTGGTGAAAATGCAAATGCTGATAACGATTTGCTTGATATTCCGGTTTAAGGAGCCGTCATGCTTTTAGAAGAATTTAAACACGACCAGCCGGGGGCTAACAGTGACCCGCGCTATACCGCTGTGCTGGCAAGCGGCCTGACTGAAGTGACCGCAAAACTGACGCCGCTTATGCTGGATACAGCACTGATTGACCCTGGTACCGGTGCTGCAGTGGCATGGGATGGCAAAAAAGCTGGTACTGCGGTGGCACTGCTGGCGATGGATGTGGACGGGACGGAAAGTCGTATTACCGTCTGGAAAAGTGGCACCTGGCGTATTGAGGATATTCAGTGGCCGGAAGGTGTCACCGATATTCAGAAATATAACGCTTTCGCCGGTTCGGCACTGAGTGTTCAGTAATCCCACAGGGCCGCGATTGCGGCCCTTTTTACAGGATAAGTTATGAGTATTTATACAACCAGCAAGCTCCTTGCCGTGACGCGCAAAAACTTCAAATTTCAGCAGGTCTTTTTGTCTCTGTTTTTCCGTGAAACGTATGAGTTTGCGACGCAGAAAGTCGATCTGGCAGAAATTCCGGGCGATGTGAATATGGCGCTGTACGTTTCACCGATGGTGAGTGGCAAGGTTGAGCGCACGCGTGGGGGGCTGATGAAACAATTTGAGCCGGGATATGTAAAACCCAAGCATGAACTGAATCCTGGGATGACTCCGCGCCGTTTGCCTGATGAAGATCCGACTGCGCTGAATGATCCGTCATATCGCCGTAAACGCCTTATCTTGCAAAACCTGAAAGACGAAGAGCTCGCCATTCAGCAGGTTGAAGAAAAACAGTGCATTGATGCGGTGCTGCACGGCAAATACACCATGACAGGCGAACAGTTTTCACCGGTTGAGGTGGATATGCAGCGCAGTCCGAATAACAACATTATTCAGGTGGGGCCGGCGGCGTGGAGTGCGCAGAATAAAGACACTTTTGATCCGACCAATGACATTGAATCCTATGCACTGAATGCATCCGGTGTTATCGACCTTATTGTGTTCGATCAGCAGGGCTGGGCGTTGTTCCGTTCGTTCAAAAAAGTGCAGGACAAGCTGGATACTCGCCGTGGCTCTAATTCCGAACTGGAAACTGCCTGCAAGGACCTGGGCAAAATTGTTTCCTACAAAGGCAGCTTTGGTGACGTGGCTATCGTTGTGTACAACGGCCAGCTAATTGTTGACGGTGTAAAAGAAAAAGCGCTGCCGGACAACACCATGATCCTCGGTAACACCCTTGCTCGTGGTATCCGTACCTATGGCGCAATCCGTGATGCGGTTGCACAGAAGGAGGGCATTGACCGTGGCAGCCGCTATCCGCGCAACTGGCTGGAAGTGGGTGACCCGGCAGTGGAATTCACCATGACGCAATCGGCTCCACTGATGTTGCTTCCCGACCCGGATGAGTTCGTTTCCGTGCAGTTGGGTTAATCCCTTCGGGACGTCGCTCCCGTTTTCCTGAATTCCTGTCTCCATACACGCCCGGGGCGAAGGCTCCGGGGTGAACGTTTGAGGTTTATATGTCTGAGAAAGATACCTTACTGAAGAAACTGGGTGTGCTGGCAAAAACGCTGAACCGTGAGCCCCCAGTGGACGGTACTGTCGCCGAACTGAAAGTCCTGCTCACTGAGTGGCAGGCCGAAGCTGATGCCCTGGAAGATGATGGCAGTGGTGACGAAACTACACTGGATATGCAAGGTGGTGGTGCAAATTCAGACGGTCCCGCAGGCTCGAACACTGACGATAACGTGCCTACGGCGGCTAAAGTCAGCGCAGGTCAACTGGTGCGTTTTACCGCGCTGGCCACCCTGCATATCAATGCGGTGAATGATGCAAATGAAGTGCTGCCGGTCGTGGTAGCTGGTGGCTGTGCGCGCATTCCTGACGCATTGTTTTCACAGCTGCAACGCCGAAATCTGGTGAAAAAGGTCTGAGTGTGGACGGATTCGACAGCCTGTTTGATACCGCTATGCGCGATGCGGATGCGCACATCATGGACCGGATGTCGTCTCCGTTTATTCTTCAGTTGCGTGGCGGCGGCGAAATGGCCATTCACGCTATTTACGATACGGAGCTGGCATTTGCCAGTGGTAAGCCTGACAGCCAGGCACCGCGCCCGGTTAATGCTTCCTGCGAACATGGTGTGTTGACGGTTCTGAACCAGCGCCTTGATCGGGAAATTATCGCTGGCGCCAACGTGCAGACACCCCAGGGGAAAAAAGTGGTTGGCGCGGTGTTTTATCAGGATCGCACTACGACCATCATCATTTTAACCGTTCCCGGTGGCGCTAAGCTGCCGGAGGGCGCTGGTGTGAGGTTTACCCGACCATGAGCGACCTGTACATGCAACTGGATGAAGCGCAGCTTAACCACATCGTCGGGTTGTTTGCTGATTTATCGCCCCGCATTATCCGGCTGGCTTTTCATCGCGCCCAACGGCGAACGGAAGGCTCGGTTCGCCAGCAGGCGGTGCGAATGATGCAGCAGCGCCTGCAACTGGCCTCTGGCGCGCAAAAACGCCTCAGAAAGCGCGTCCAGGCGCATCTGAAACCCTCTGCTGCGGATGCATCCGAAATGAAATACTGGTTTGGTCTCAATGACCTCGATCCTGCGTTATTTCGTGGGGGCATCCGGCGTGTAAAAGGGGGGCTCATGATACGCGGCGCCTATTACGAGCGCGCTTTTGTCGCCGTGCTTCACGGTAAAAAGAAGGTAATGCAGCGCGTGGGTAAAGCAGCGTATCCGGTGGTCAGTCTCACTGTTCCCATTTCCGATGAAATGACTACAGCCCTAGAGGATGAACTGTTTGAGCGTATTCCGGATATTTTCCTGCGCCACTTTGAAACCGATCTGCGGGGCAGGGTGACATCGGATGCCTGGAAAACCGGGTGGTCTGAGAAAAACCTCGCCGCAGCCGAAAAAAACATTCAGGTATGGTAATTCATGCGCATCACCATCGAATCCCCTGGTCAGTATTACGAGCAGGTTGTCACTGAGCTGCGCCGCCGCATCACGGCGAGTGTGGCCATCGTCGAATACGACGAGATCTGGAACACCGAAATCACTGGCCCCTCGATAGTCATTCAGTTTGAGGATGCCCATCCCGGCACCCGACAGGCGACAGGTCGTTACACGCATCGCCAGATTATCACCGCCCATTGCCTCATTCCGGTCTCTGTTCCGAAAGCCACGCTGACGGCAACAGATCTTGCCTGCGAGGTGGAGCGCATCATTGATTTAAACCGCTTTGGGATTGACCCGAAATGTGTCGGTGCACCGGATATTCAGGTGAGTGGCGATACCAGTTACCTGTTTGGTTTTGACGGGGTGGTTGCCCGTGGCGTGCAGTGGATACAGCCGCTTTATCTCGGTCAGGATTACTTTGCCGATGAAGAAACGCGCGGCAGTGTCTGGCTGGCGATGAATCCCAAAGATCCGGATGACAAAAACGCATACAGCAAAATATTCCCGGGGGATGCAACAGGATGAATGGTCTGCTCAAACGAATGCTTGCACCCGTCCATGAAGCGTTGGCGGGATTGCAGGAGGCGGCAGAGGATAACCGCCGCCAGGGCAATAATCTGATTTGCAAAGGGGTTGTGAAATCCGCTCCAGGTGGTACCCGTGTGGTGGTCCGGATTGGTGAAAATACGACGCCACCGATCCAGTTTCTGGTGCCTGCTGCGGGGGTGACATCGCATTACCGCTGCCCGTCGCCGGGTGAAATTGCCATCGTGCTGAATTTCGGTACCGGCGATAACTTTGACAGCTGTGTGGCTCTCTGTGGCCTGTGCTCCGACAGCTTTCCGTTTCCGACTGATAATCCTGATGAAGTGATGACTGCATACGGGGAGAAAGCGTACACGAAAGTCGATATCCCCAGCGGGAAACTCACCATTCATGCGGCTGGGGGAGTGGAGTTTGTGGGCACGCCAGAGGTGAAAAACACCGAGGGCGAAATCGCGGACAAGGTTCGGGCGATGTCACTCGACCGCGTCATCTATGATACGCACGATCACCCAGGTGACAGCGGCGGTAAGACGGGTGCAACTAACCAGAAACAGGGAGGCTGAATGATAGGCATGGACCGACAGACGGGGCGCGCCATTGAAGATATCACCCAGCTCGTCTCCCGGCTGGGGCAGGTCATGACCACCCCAAAAGGGGCGCGTAACCGCCATCGCGATTTTGGTTCTGACGTACTGAAATACCTCAGTGCCAACCTCACCCCCACAACCGCACTCCTGATGAAATCCGCCGCCAGTACCGCACTTCTTGAACCGGTTAACGGTGTGCTCGACTTTAGCTGCAGCAAAATCAACATCCACCCGAAAGAGGGCGGTTGCGCGATGGAGTTTGTGGGCCTGTTCAACGGTAAAACCGCAACCGTGAGTGTAACCCTTAATGTTTAACCCCTTAACCGACCGACTCCCTGTCCCCGATGCCCTGAAAGTGACCGGCGCGACAGCCCGGCTGCCGGAACTGAAACAGGCGCTGATTGCCGAGGTAACACGCCTGCGTCCGGCGGATGCCGCCGCGATCACCGCGACGCTTGAGAATAACGCGGAAATGCTGACGGTGCTGCTGCAGGCGATGTCGCAGGTGGTCACCACCCGCGAACGCAGCGCCAACTGGCAAATGCTGCAGATGCTCCTGTTGTGGGCTCAGGGCAGTAATCTGGATGCGCGTGCAGCCGATTTTGGTATCAAACGGCAGGTGATAGCCCGGGGCGATCCCGATGCTATTCCGCCAATACCTGACGAAATGGAAAGTGATGATGATCTGCGTTTTCGCTCTCTGCTGGCTGCCTACGGGTTTGCGACGACGGGGAGCCGGACGGCCTATAAATTTCACGCCATGACCCTGGGTGAAAAACCGCATGTCACCATTGACTCTCCGGAGGCCGGAACGGTCACGGTGACCTACCGCTTCCCGGATAATTCCGCTACGGCAAAAATCCGCGATGCCAGCCCGCGTGTCGAAGAGCCGGGGACCGGCAAGGTTGGTGTGTGGCTGCTTTCCCGCGAAACAGAAAACGGTGTGCCAAGTGATGCGTTGCTTGCGCAGGCGCAGGCATATCTGCGGCGTGAAGATGTGGCACTGGAAACCGACATTATCACCACGTATGCCGGACAACCCCTGGAGTACACAGTGCGTGCCGTCCTGCACGGTAAAAATACCCCGGATGGGCTGATCAATGTGGAGGCTATCCGGCAGGAATTGGACACCTACACCCGAAACGCCATGCGCCTGGAAGGGCGTATTGACCTCTCGATGCTGTATTACCTGATGCAAAAACCGCAGTCAGTGACCAGCGTTGAACTTCACGAACCGGCAGAGACCATCACCACCGACCATACCCAGGCTCCTTACTGCACTGGCATTGCGCTGGAGGTGGTCTATGACCTCTGATGTCAGTATTCAGCCCGATAACCGCTCCGGGCTACAGCATGCACTTGAAAACCTGCTCGATGAGTGCCTGGCCACGATTGAATCGCAAGCACCATATCGAACGCTGCTGTTTCCACGGAATACACCGGCGCAGTATTTGCCGGCGCTGGCCATTGAACGCGGGGTGCTGGACTGGGCTGCCGATGATGCTGAGCAGAGCGTCAGGGGGACGGTGGCAAACGGCCTGATTATTCAGTCGCACGCCTGTACCCGGCAGGGGATTGCTGATGCGCTGGCCGCACTCGGTTTCAATGTCACGGTGGAGCGCAGCGGGCCGTATGCGCTGAGTGTCATTGCTCACCTGATGGAGCAGCCACTGGATGAAGCAACCACTCGGCGCGTGCTGGCGCGCATCAATGCTTACAAAGCGGAGCGTGATATTGCTTCGCTGCAGCTGGTTCGCGAAGTGATCACCCGGGCATATATCGGTGTGGCCATCACTACCGGCACTGAAATAAGTATTGGCCCCAAAAAACCAGATGATATTTCGCTGACGGCCAGTGGCTTTAGTGCCTGCGCCATCTACGCAGTAACTGATATCACCATTCCATTCAGGGAGACAGCATGAGTGAGTTTTACGGCATTCTGACCACGGTCGGTGCAGCGGTGTGTGCACAGTCCATCGAAACCGGGCTGGAGGCAAAAATAACGACCTTTGTCATTGGCGACGGTCATGGCGACGTCCCCAGACCTGACGCCACGCAGACTGAACTGGTCAACACCGTTTTTACCGGGCAACTGAATAGTCTGTCACAGGATAAAACCAACCCGTCCATCCTGATAGCTGAAGCCGTGCTGCCCGCCGCCATTGGTCCGTTCTGGATACGTGAGATGGGGATCAAAACGGCGGACGGCACCCTGGTTGCGGTCTGTTCGATGCCCCCACAATACAAAGTGGCAACGGAGGAGGGGGCATCCGGGACGATGGTCATCCGGATGAATGTCATTTTCACCGAAGGGGCGAAGGTCACGCTGATTGTGGATGATTCCACAGTGCTGGCGACACGCAACTATGTTGACCAGAAGGTCTCGGAGGAAATGGCGGCGCATCTTGAAGACGACGACCCGCATTCTCAGTACCTTAAAGAAGAGGAGGCGGATGAAAAATATCTCCAGATCGCTCAAAACCTTGCTGAGATAAAGGCCGCCGGCGAGCAGGCGATTGCACAAGCCAAAGAAAACCTGCTTATCCCGCAGGATATTACGCAAGCCATTGCGGAACATGAAGGCGAGGCTGATCCGCATACGCAATATCTGACAAATGATGATATGCAGGTTTATATCCCGGTTGGCTTCCCGTTGCCGTGGCCCGGCGCTACGCCGCCTGCCGGATGGCTGAAATGTAACGGGGCCGCGTTCAGCACCGCACTCTATCCAAAGCTTGCGCAGGCCTATCCTTCAGGGACATTGCCCGATCTACGAGGCGAATTTATCCGTGGCTGGGATGATATGCGTCGGGTGGATAGGGGGCGTGCTCTGCTTTCAGCACAGAAAGGTACGCTGCTGGCCTTTGATGGGTATTCAACGGGTTACCCCAGAAGTCTGCCCTTCCCGAAACTCACCAATGACACTGATCCTTTTAACGGGGACGATTTTGAAGGGGCAGCCCCTGATGTCCATACGACAGAAATTATAGCCGAGAGGAATGGCGTGGGGACTGTAACAGGTGGTTACAACGCGGTGATCACCCGTCCCCGAAACGTGGCATTTAACTACATCGTGAGGGCAGCATGATGACCAACGCGATACTGAATAAAAAACAGATTTGCACCACGGCAGGGATGGTGACGGTCTATAACTTTGACGGTTTAACCGGTGAATATTCGCACCCTTCCGTGGAGGTGCTGCCCGTCGGCGTGGGTATTCCGGCACATGGCTGTACTGAAAAGCCTCCGGCAGAGAAGACGGGCTGGGCTGTGATACGCAATGCTGAGAATACGGCATGGCTCAGTGTTCCTGATCATCGAGGCGAAACCGTGTATTGCACACATACCGGTGACTCCGTACCCGTAACGACGCCAGGTGAGTATCCGGATAACACCACGCGGCTGGTCCCCGCCACTGATTTTGATACATGGTCCGGCACTGAATGGGTGACCGATACGGATGCGCAGTCTGCCGCCGCCGTTCAGCATGCCCGGATGAAAAGGGATGAGCTGATCCTCGAGGCTGAAACAAGGAGCAGCGACTGGAAAGTCGATCTGATGCTGGGAATGCTCAGCGATGAGGACCAGTCCCGGCTGATTGCCTGGCGGGGCTACATCAAACAGCTGCAGTCGCTGGATACGTCAGCCCCTGAGCATATTACCTGGCCGGAACTGCCAACCTGTTAACACCTCACCCATTCATTACAGCGACTACGGTCGCTTTTTTTACGTCCGGAGAATCTATGGCGAGCAAAAAATTTATCGTGGTGCGCGGGATTGAACATCCCGGCAGCGGTCACTGGCTTGACGCCGGTACCGCCATTGAACTGACTGAGCGACAGGCCAAAATCCTGCAGCTGAACGGCCACATTAAACCGGCTGATGAGGCGGACACTGCTCAGGCCTCCCACACTAAAAAACGTAAATAAAGGAGCGGTAATGCCAGAAATTACGAGCTTTGTGCATAATGGTGCGTCCGTTGAAAGCAAGAAAGCCCCACAGCCAATGGGACCTGCAGGCGCCACGGTTTTTGGCCTGGTGGGAACCGCCCCGAACCTTGATCCGCTGATCCCGCGTAATAAACCGTACCGTATTACGAATCCGGCCCAGCTTACCGCACTCGATCCGAGCGGTGCAGAGGCGGGTACGCTGTACCCGGCGATTGCGGTTATCCAGCAACTGGCGTCCGTGGCTTGTTATGTGGTGGTGGTTGAAGAAGGGGACGATGAGCCCGCGCCAGCGGATTACACCGGTACCGTGGTTTCCGCGACGGATGAGCCTGTCACCGGCAATGTGGTAGTGGTGCTCAAAGACACTACGCTGACCACCGATGTGACGGATCCGACCGGCTGGAGCGTTACGGTGGGCGGGAAAACCGCCGATGTGGTGAGCTATACCATCAGCGACACTGACACGCTGGTCCTCTCTGGCTCGGCGGGACTGAGTGCAGCTGATGTTGTGCCTGAAACGCTCATCACCATCAGCGGAAAATCGCAGGTCAGCAACACCACGGTGGCCAACATCATTGGTGGTGTGGATGCGGCCACCGGGCGTATCACCGGCATGCAGGCGCTGAAAAACACCCAGGAATCCCTGACGCATATCAGCGCGCCGGGCTTCTGTCAGAAACCGGTCAGTGATGCGCTGGCGGCTCTCGGGGCGAAAATTTATGCCATTCCGGTGGGGGATGGTCCCTCCACCAATGACCAGGATGCGATTGATTTGTCTGAATCGATGGCAGTCACCGGCACCGGCTACGACCAGTTCTATCTGGTCGACCCGATGGTGAAAGTCTGGAGCCAGGCAGAGGCGGATTATGTGTATGGATCCCCGTCAGCGCAGGCGCTGGCCTGTTTTGCCCGTGTGAAGCCGTGGGAATCACCGGGTAAAGGTCGCATGGGGGTCAATGTTGAAGCGTTGCAGCGTCATATTGACTACAACCTGCTGGATAAAACCACCAGTGGGGACCTGCTCAACCGCTACGGGGTGAGCTATTTTGCGCGTACGTCACGCGGCGGGTATTCACTGATTGGTAACCGCACCGTCTCCGGGCGTTTTGTGTCACAGGTGGGGCTTGAGCACACCATCATTCGTAAGCTGCTGGCCACCACTGAGGAGGGGATGGCGGAGAACCTGACCCGAACTTTTATGGATCAGCGCATCAGCCTGATTAATGACTTCTTATCCGGACTGCAAATGGAAGAGGCGTTAATTGGGGCGCGGGTCTATCTGCACCCGACACTGAACACCACGGACAACTACCGCAACGGTGAATGGCATATCGCCATTAACTATGCCGGTTACAGCCCGAACGAACACGTCGTGTATCACCTGAACGAAGACACCGGCATCGTTGAATCATTCCTGGAGAGCGTACTGTAATGGCTGGAGTATTAACCCGCATGGCCCAGCGCGTCACCATTCAGGGCGTTCCCCTGTATCTGACGCTGGAAGATGTTGCCGATCCGGCACCGAAAAAAGTGATGGAAAAAACGCGCGGTGGCTCGTTTGTGGAGCGCGAAGTGGCGACTGGCATTGAAGCGATGACCGGCAGCATCACCGTCAAAGGCGCACGCTCTGAAATCCTGGTGATGTACGGCCTGCAAGCCGGTTCAAGCTGCGCGGTCACCATCGAAGAGGCTTACCGGGATGAGGACGGGGAAGAATTTAAGGTGAAGGCCGAATGGATTGGCGAAATTAATAACATCGAGGACAGCAACACCAAAATGAGTGAGCTGTCCCAGACGGTGCTGAGCTTGTCCTGTAAGCGCAAGAAAAAGACCATCAACGGCAAAATCTGCTGGGAAGTCGCCAGCGACGGCAGCGTGGTCAATCTTGGTCAGGAAGACTTCCTCGCCCCGTTCCGCGCAATGATTGGTATGAACTAACCGTCACATTCACAACACCTGACCCCGCCATTGTGCGGGGTTTTTTATTTATCCGGAGTCGCTATGTCCTTTATCCGAACAATCCCGTTGGTCTTTCCGATCACCACCGCCAATGGTGTGTTAAGCACGCTCACCGTCAGCACCCTGACGGCTAAGCAGGTGCGTGAAATCGGTAAAAAATTTGATGCCGACAATGATCCCTCTGGCTTCCATGCCCTCGACCAGGAGTTTGAGCTGGCGGTCGCGATGACCGGTCAGACGGATGACATCATCGCTCAGTTGAAAAAACCGGACTACAACAGCCTGGTCGTACAGGTAGATCGCCTGACCAATTACACCACTGCCGACCTGTTGGAAGAAGAGGCGGCCGCGAAGCGTGAGGCCGGGGAAAAAGCAGACACTATCACCTTTTTACCGGACAGCCCGACGCTGCTGGTTGCCATCCATGATCCGGTCAACGGTGAGATGACGGAGTATCGACTGCAGCCGCCGACCGTAGGACTGACCCGCCAGCTACGGATTGAAAAAGACGCACACAGGCGCGGGATGATGGTGGCCAGTAGCTGTACCGGTCTGCACCAGGATGTTATCGATCAGTTTCATATGCCGGACTTTAACCACCTGATGGAGCGGGTGCGCGATTTTTTGACGCAACAGGGGGACTTCTTTCAGACGGAGACGTTGACCGACTGACCGATATCCTCCCGCTGGTTTATCACGCCAGCGAAAGTGAAATTCTTTCCTGGTCAGCCCCCCGCGCACTGAAGCGTTACGAGCTGGCCATGATGAAATTAGGGGTGAAACGTGGCGGATAAAAAAGTCTCGGTCCTGCTCAGTGCAAAGGATGCGATGAGTCCGGCCTTTACGTCAGCGGATAAGTCGCTGAACACCATGCGTAAAAGTGCTGCGGAGGTGGGGGCGGCACTCGGAAACCTGAAAAAGCAGCAGGGTGATGCACAGGCACATCTGAAAACCCAGCAGGCACTGAAAGAAACAAACCGGCAGCTGAGCGAAAACAAAAAGCGTGTTGATGCCGCTGGTCAGGCTTTGCGTGAGGCGCAGGCGGAACAGCGTCGTTATCAGAAAGGGATAGCCGGTGCGGAAGAAACACTGCGCAATCTGGATGTGGAGCTGGCCCGTAACGGGAAGCTGACCCGCGAGCAGCGTGTGGAACATACCCGCGCCACGCAATCTCTGGAACAACTTCGTCCGGCCTACAAAAAGGCGTCAGCGGAGGTTGCCGGCAAGCGCCGTGAAGACAACGCCGCAACCCGTGAAATGCACTCTCTGACCGCGGCGGCAGACAAAGAAAAAGTCCGGCTACAGTCGCTGGGAAGTGCGCTGAAAAAGACCGGGGTGGACACCCGCAATCTGGCCAAAGAGCAAACCCGACTGACCGCCGATGCTGGCAAGGCCAGTGCAGCACTGCAAAAGCAGGAACGGCGCATTCAGACGATGAACAGCGCACGGGCAAAAATGGAGGATAACCGCGCCACCCGTGCCAGCCTGAAAGGGCAGGTACTGGGGACCGCCGTTGCTGCCGCCCCTCTGGTGGCGATGGGGAAAAAAGCTATGGACTACGAGTATGCGTGGTCTGACGTGCAAAAAGTGGTGAATTTCCGTGATGCGGATGAGGATCGCAACTTCCAGCTGCAGGTCCGCAACCAGGCGAAAAATCTGGGGATCTCCCAGCAGGGCATGACAGAAATTGTCGCCGCTGGTGGACAGGCCGGTGTGGCGAATGGTGCTGACGGCAAGGTGGACTCAAAGCAACTGCTGAAGTTTTCCGTTGATGCCGCAAAACTGGCGGTGGCGTTTGATACCGATGCTGCCACTGCCGGTGACACCATGGCAAAGCTGCGCACCTCCATGAAGCTTGATCAGAACCAGGTGATGAAACTGGCTGACTATATCAACCAGACCTCGAATGAAATGGCAGCAAAACCGATGGAAGTAGCCGCCATCATGCGTCGCATGGGCGCGAATACGAAGCTATCCGGGTTCAGTAATAATCAGTCCGCCGCACTGGCCGCCACACTGGTCGCTTCGGGTGAAACAGAAGAAACCGGTGCGACGGCCATGAAGAATATTTCAGGTCGTCTGACCGCTGGCTTTGCCACAACAAAATCGGGCCGTAACGGATTATCAATGCTCGGTTTTGAGCCAAATCAGCTGGCCAGAGATATGCAGAAAAACGCCCCGGCCACGCTAATTAAAGTGCTGGAGGCGGTGAAGAAACAGTCACCGGAAAAGCAAAAAGCCATTATCAGCCAGATCTTTGGTGAGGAAGTATCCGGTGCGGTGGCAAAACTTGCCGGAAATGTTGACCTGCTCAAAAAGGCCATGACCAGTGCCGGTAACGAGGCGGCCTATGCAGGCTCAATGGAGCAGGAGTATCAGAAAAAAACCGCTACCCGCAAAGCCCGAATGGACCGGATGCAGTCGGGGCTGGAAAGCCTGAGTATCTCCCTTGGGACGTTGCTTTTGCCGGTTATCGATGAACTTGAGCCGCCGGTGAGCGCACTGGCTGACGGACTGAGCAACCTGCTGGAAACTTCAGAAACGGCGAAATCGACCTTTGGCTGGGCGTTGAAAATCGGTGCGGGCCTGGTGGCCCTGAAAGGCGTGCATATCGTGGCCAAAGGTCTGATATCGATGTTCAGCGACCTGAAGCAACTGGGCCGCATGGGCAAGGCAAAGCTGGGCGGTGCCACAGACCACACCACGATTTCCGCCAATCGTGCCGCAGCGGCACTCGAGCGCATGAATCGCCAGATGGACCGCATGGGTGGCGGTGGAAAGGCCGCTGGCAGTGGAGATCCATCAGGGGGCAGGAAGGGGAAGATAGGCAAAAAAGGAAAAGGCGGCTCCCGCAGACCTCATTCTGCCGGGGAGGTGCATACCGACTCCGGACGCGATACGCGCAGACCGGTACGTTCGCGCGGGAGAGGACTTGCCGGTGCGGTGATGTCTTATGCGGTTCCGTTTGCGGCGACCTACGGGCTGGATTATCTGCAGGGAAAATTCAGCGATGATGACACGTCTGAACCGTCATCGCCGGGGGATGCCAGCGGAACGGGAAAAGAGGTGACAAACGCTCCTGCGGCGAGGGTACAACCCGCCATGGCAGGGATGTTGCCTGCGCTCAGTGATGATGTGAATTATCTGCAGACCGGCGCGCAACTGGCCTCGCCGTTTATCAAAGGTACAGGTCGGATGTTTACACCGCTCGCCCTTGCTGGTGGCGCCATCAACACGGCTTCTGTGGTGATGAACGGCGGCAGTGCGGCAGAGGTGGGTGGCGCGGTCGGGAGCACGGGCGGTGCGCTGGCAGGGGCCGCAGTGGGGGCCGCGATTGGCACGGCAATCCTGCCGGGTATCGGCACGGCGGTGGGTGGGGCAATTGGGGGGCTGGCAGGCAGCGAACTGGGTCAGAAGATGGGCGAGGTGGTCGGTCCTTACATCAAGGAGGGGTGGGAAGGCATCAAGGGCTGGTTCAGCAGTGATGACAGCACGTCGCCGGCCAGCGATAAGGTGGCGAAAGTACAACCGAAGGACCTGGCAAAAGTCAGCGACCAGACCCTCACACCCGCGATTGATGCCGCCGTGGAGCTGGCAAAGAAAAGCCAGCCACTCCCTCCACCTGTTTACCACATTAAGGTCGAAAACAGCCCGCATTTTGATGTTAAAGCTTCCGGTGATCCGGCGCAGGACAATGCGCTGGCGCAGAAAATCAAAGCCATTCTGGAGCAGACACAGACCAAAGCCCTGCACGAAGCCCTGGCACAGATTGGCCCGGATGCACGACTGAATGCCTCTCTGAGTGGGCAAAGGAGCGATTAATGCTGGAAATGCTGACTGACCAGTACGTCAGCCATGAGACTGAAATGTCGCCCACGCAATTTGTGCTGGGCGATTTTGTTTTCAGTCTGCCGGAAAACACTCCGGCGACGTCCCTGTCACGCAAGTATGACGGCGGGTGGGTGGTGATCGACCTGCTCAATGAGCTGCCCTGCCAGCAACAGACCGGACGCGCGCTCGATGAGCGAGTGATCAAATGCGAGTGGTTCCGGGAGGCGGGGCAGGACAACATTGAAAAACTGGTGAAACTGCGTGACGGCAAAAAGCCTCTGGCGCTGGTCCGGGGGGACGGCACGTTGCTCGGCCAGTGGACGCTGACCGGGTTCGATGTCGACGAAAGCTGGCTCTACCATGAAGCCAAATCCATGAAGCAGGGAGTGACCATCAACCTGCGCGAGTTCGCCAATAAGCCGCTTGAACAAAAGAAGCAGGGAGGGAGTGCTGAATGAAGGTCAGAAGCCGCGACCGTGACACCCTGGGGGAGATTGCCTGGATAAAGCTGGGACGCGATGACGATGAAACGGAGCAGCTGATTTACGATCTTAATCCACACCTGCACCAGTACGGGCGGGTGTTGCCGCTCGGCGTAGTTATCGAGCTGCCGGAGCTGACAAAAACCACGCATACTGAAGCGGATGAACAGGTGACCGTATGGAGTTAGGATTTACGCCGGTACATTACTGCGAAGGACCGGGCGCAGACATTATTAACGGACGCATGACGGCATTTGAGCGCATCGATGCCAGCAGCGGGAAGGAAACGGACCGGCTGATACTGACCGTGGATGTGACGGGACTGAAGGGTATCCCGCAGGAGGGCGGCGTGCTGACCTGGTTTGAGGGGTATGAAGAAAGCGGTGTGGTGAACATCGGCAGATTCAAGATCACGACGATTACCCCGCAGCTGTTTCCCCGCATCATTACCATCACCGCAACGGCAGCACCGTTTGAAAAGGAAGATAAAACCGGCTTCCGGCAGCGACGCTCAGCCTCGTGGGACAACACCACGCTGGGCGAAATCTTCCAGACTATCGCCCAACGCCATAACCTGTCACCACGGATGGACGCCCGCCTCAGTAGCTTTACCTATCCGCACACCGATCAGATAAACGAGACGGACTCTGCCTTTCTCAACCGGCTGGCAGAAGCGCATGATGCAGTGGCCAAACCGGTCAATGGTGCTTACATCCTGGCGTTACGCGGTGAGGCTAAATCCATTACCGGGAAAACCCTGCCGGTGGTGAAACTGACCTGCCCGCCAGAAAATCATCCCGGTAATCAGCACTTCATCCAGTGCGCCATTGATACGCCGGGCAAGAAAAGCGTCAACGGCGTGCGGGTGAACTACACCGACGAGGCAACGGGGGAAACGCACAGCCTGACCAGTGGTGAGGCGCCCTTCCGCACAATGCCGGGAACGTATATTAATAAGGCCCATGCCGAAGCGGTGCTGAAAGGAGGCCATCGGAGAGCGAAACGTGATGCGTCAAAAATTCAGCTGGATACGCCTGGCAATCCGTATGTGGCAGCGGAGGGGGTAATTGAGCTGGACAACACGTTTCCGGACGGCATGAGGGGAAGGATAAGCATCGACCGTGTGGAAGTGCGCTGCAGCAGGGGGGAGGGATACCGGATGAGCATTACTGCAAGTAATCCTATGAACAGTAATAAAAAGCAGCCATAGTTGGCTGCTATTAAGAATAGCCCCATAATAATTTTATGCTCACTGGCTGGCTTTTATACCGACCTTTACTATTTGGGAAATGCATGACCAATTTTATCAAAGCTGTTGAGGCCATAGGGATTGTCATTCGTCGGAGGAATTATAGTTTGGGATGTAGAGTATTATCTGGCAAATCCACCAGTAATCATAAAAATCAGCAGCACTAATTTTTATGATTACTATATTATATGTCTTTTAATGTCAGAGCAGTCACGTTCATGACAATGAAGTGCTACTGTTCGGATGTCTGGGTTGTGGTGATGGCGCAAGTCTCTGATATGCAGTTTTTAAAAAAAGCTTTTTCAGTGCTATTTATATCGACTGGGGTAACATATCTAAAGGAATGATCGTAATAAAACGAAGCAACGTAATATGCTGTTTTTACTTGCCACCTCAGACCTCTTATTCGATTCCTGGCCATAAGTTGATTGTGATAAAATCGCGGCAACTCTGTGGAGATATATAGAAAAAGACATGGCAGTTATTTTTTATAACATAAGGAGCATTGCATATGATAAAAGCATCAATTTCATTAATGGCCGTGGTATTGTTTTTTTGTACGGCTGGGACAGCTTTGGCAATGAATGTGCCAGTCGATAACAGTGGCAGTACATTTAGAAAAACAGGCTGGACTATGTGGCACAGATCGAATCTTCCAGGAGCTAGTTCTTCTTGTACCCGAAATTATTACAAAAAAGGTGTTTATCAGTCGCAACAGAATAAGTTTGTGTATGACTGGCAGAAATGCGGAAGTGATAAAAATGCCATATCATCCAGATTATGGCCTAGTTAATTATCGAACGAAGGCCACGCTCTTTGTAATGGAATGGCCTTCTCCTGGCAAGGCAGATGTTCTGAATCCCCAAGTGGCACAACTTGGGGTTCGACGCTCAGTGGAACAATCCGCTCGCACAAGGACACCTATAACACGGCGGAGTCAATGATGAACTTTCCACTGCAAACCATCTCCGCCTCGACACTGAATGCGGCTTCAGGCCCGATCCCCGCAGCAAACTTTACCGTTCAAATTCAGTGCAACGAAGCCACCGACATCAGCATTGCATTCAGTGATGCCTATGATCCGTTGAATAATACAGACATTTTATCTGCGTCGGCGGAGAGCACGGCCAGGCGAGCGGGCCTGCAACTGTCATCTTTATCGAAAGGCGTCATCACGCTCGAGGCAGGGTACAAACCTCGATTTTCCGGAGGCGAACGGGTTAATCAGTATCCCGATATCGGCGGCGTAGGGGTTTGAGGGACAATGGAACGGAAACGTACGCTAGAGAAGTAACTAGTAGATATGTAATCACATAATAGACATTGAGAAATACCATCGAAATGGTGATTTTGTAGTCAAAAAATGGCATTTAACGGACACTAATGTCTAATAATCTAATTTTTCAGACGTCTGTTTTCCTCTTAACGTACGAATGGACCTCAAACCTCCTAGGGCGTTCAGACCCTCGAGCCTCTCCCCAATACTGGCCGGTGCAGGCAGTAACTGTTTACCATCATCATTAAAACCAATATCCAGTGCGCTTTTCAGCAGACAGATACTGTTCACCGACGCCGATGGCAGGACCTGACGTTTACCACCCCATTCACTGTCACTGAGTACAGGCATAATGAAACTCATAAATATTCATGGAATAAATAAATGAAACGAAATTCATTCAATGAATAATCCATTGAGCTACACTTGCCAGTACAACACTTTCTTCTGGTATCTACGAATGACCATACTATCTACTGATAAATTTGATTTCAATCTAATCCGCTTTCTTGTTGCGATTGTTGAAACTACAAGTATGGCAAATGCTGCAGAAATATTGGATGTCGCACCATCAGCTGTAAGCTATGCAGTCAAAAAGTTGCGAGAACACTACAATGATCCTCTATTCATTCGCAGCCTTCATGGGGTTAAGCCGACGGCACTAGCGCTTAATCTTTATGAAAGGTTCAGGATTATCAATGACGATATACTTAACACTTTGAGTATCAATTCCACATCCATACATGCCAAACGTAAAATATATATAAGAGCGGATAACTTAACTGAGCTATGGATTACAAATCGTTTGATCAGTCATGGCATAGTGCCTGCTGAGTGCAATATTGAATTCAGATATGCGGTAATTAGTGCAGAAGAACGTAGCCAACGAATACGAACTCAGGAGATTGATTTAGATATTGGGCTCACTATTCCTGGAGACAGAAACATTGTCTCTTACCATTTATTTGACTGGGAGTATATATTGATTTGCCGTGATAACCATAGTTCAATAGGTGAGACAATTACGAGTAAACAGTTTTCATCTGAACCTTACATTGGGTATTATTTCCGGTTTAACTCAACGATTATACATAATAATTTCAGTCAATTGAGGATGATTCGCCCACTTGATCCTAGCATAGCGAGTGAATCGACTACAACCATGGTATTAAATATACTCAGCCAAGATCTTCTAATGTTTATTCCGAGAATTTACTTCACACTGCTCAGTGAAACATTACCAATAAGGGAAGTTAAATGCGATTTTATCCCGGAAGGCAAAGTAGCCAATCTTGTGCACTTAAATAAAAAAAACGCTTCTGATCCATTATTAAAAAAAATTATCTCTGTTTTAAAGCAAGCGTAATATTGGACAAGTGAATCGCCACGGGTTTAACAGACACCTCAGAGTCATTTAAGATGACTTAAAGAGAGGTGCCCATGAGCGGTAAGCGTTATCCAGAAGAGTTTAAAATCGAAGCAGTCAAACAGGTTGTTGATCGTGGCCATTCTGTTTCCAGCGTTGCAACACGTCTCGATATCACTACCCACAGCCTGTATGCATGGATAAAGAAGTACGGTCCGGATTCTTCCACTAATAAAGAACAGTCAGATGCTCAGGCCGAGATCCGCCGTCTCCAGAAAGAGCTGAAACGAGTTACCGACGAACGGGACATATTAAAAAAGCCGCGGCGTACTTCGCAAAGCTGTCCGACTGAGGTACGCCTTTATCCGTGACAACACCCGTTGCTGGCCTGTTCGTCTACTCTGTCGGGTGCTGGATGTTCATCCCAGTGGTTTTTACGCCTGGCTTCAGCAGCCGCATTCACAACGCCATCAGGCAGTCCTGAGACTGACAGGACAAATTAAACAGTTCTGGCTGGAATCGGGATGCGTCTATGGTTATCGCAAGATCCATCTGGATCTGCGGGACAGCGGGCAACAGTGCGGAGTGAACAGAGTCTGGCGACTGATGAAACGTGCCGGGATAAAGGCTCAGGTCGGATACCCCACAGCTTTTTCCCCGCATCATCACCATCACCGCAACGGCAGCACCGTTTGAAAAGAAAGATAAAACCGGCTTCCGGCAGCGGCGCTCAGCCTCGTGGGACAACACCACGCTGGGCGAAATCTTCCAGACTATCGCCCAACGCCATAACCTGTCACCACGGATGGACGCCCGCCTCAGCAGCTTTACCTACCCGCACACCGATCAGATAAACGAGACGGACTCCGCCTTTCTCAACCGGCTGGCAGAAGCGCATGATGCAGTGGCCAAACCGGTCAATGGGGCTTACATCCTGGCATTACGCGGTGAGGCTAAATCCATCACCGGGAAAACCCTGCCGGTGGTGAAACTGACCTGCCCGCCAGAAAATCATCCCGGTAATCAGCACTTCATCCAGTGTGCCATTGATACGCCGGGCAAGAAAAGCGTCAACGGCGTGCGGGTAAACTACACCGACGAGGCAACGGGTGAAACGCACAGCCTGACCAGTGGTGAGGCGCCCTACCGCACAATGCCGGGAACGTATATTAATAAGGCCCATGCCGAAGCGGTGCTGAAAGGAGGCCATCGCAGAGCGAAACGTGATGCGTCAAAAATTCAGCTGGATACGCCTGGCAATCCGTATGTGGCAGCGGAGGGGATAATTGAGCTGGACAACACGTTTCCGGACGGCATGAGGGGAAGGATAAGCATCGACCGTGTGGAAGTGCGCTGCAGCAGGGGGGAGGGATACCGGATGAGCATTACTGCAAGTAATCCTTTGAACAGTAATAAAAAGCAGCCATAGTTGGCTGCTATTAAGAATAGCTCCATAATAATTTCATTCCCACTGGCTGGCTTTTATACCGACCTTTACTATTTGGGAAATGCATGACCAATTTTATCAAAGCTGTTGAGGCCCTAGGGATTGTCATTCGTCGGAGGAATTATAGTTTGGGATATAGAGTATTATCTGGCAAATCCACCAGTAATCATAAAAATCAGCAGCACTAATTTTTATGATTACTATATTATATATCTTTTAATATCAGACAAGTTTGCTTCCGGAATATATCGGCGACATTTTTATTTGCCAGCCAAAGAGTGTGATACAAATCTATAGTCTTCTGTGCATCAGCTTCACCACTAATCCACATTGCTTGAGAGTTAGGGGTGCGTAGAAAACGGCTTCTTACTTCAGCAATCCTCTTTTGGACATTGTATGCCGATGGATTGCACAATACATGGTTAATACGGCTGATTTTTCCATAATACAATGGGCCAGCAGTAAGAAGGAGGTTGATTTTTGGAGAATCCAAACTCATCGCTTGTAACTGAGGAGCTATCAATAACACTAAACTGGTTAGTATTATTTTTTCATTGATATTTTTCAT